GTTAATGGTAAAAATACAACAACAAACACACAAGTCATAAATTCACTAAGAGTTACAAATATTACACCTGCTGTTGGAGGTGCAGACCAACCTACGATTGAAGAAATTCGTAATATGGTTTCATATAATTTTGCTGCACAGAATAGAGCGGTTACATTAAATGACTACAAATCATTAATTGAAAACATGCCATCAACATATGGTGCACCAGCAAAAGTAAATGTGATGGAAGAGGACAATAAAGTAAAAATAAAATTATTATCCTATGACGAAAACGGAAATCTAACTGATTTAGTTTCTAACACATTGAAAAACAATATTTTAGATTTTCTTTCTGAATATAAAATGATTAATGATTTTATCGATATTGCGAGCGGTGAAGTGGTTGATATGAGATTGGAAATTGATTTAGCGGTAAACAAAAATGAAAACCAAACTGACATTATTCAAACTGTAATTCAGAATGTAACACAATATTTTGATTATGGTAAAAGAAAAATGGGAGACCCACTTTTAGTTGGTGGGTTACATAATATTATTGGTAATGTTAGTGGTGTTGAAAACGTAATAGAAATACGCGTTTATAATAATATAGGTGGTCAGTATTCATCAGCACAAGTAGCACAAAAATATAAAGACAATCAAACTAAAGAAATTCAGCAGTTGGATAACACGATATACATGAAGTCAAATCAGATATATCAAATTAGATTTCCAAATAAAGATATCAAGGTAAGGGTTAAGACTTTAGGAACCACTACATTTTAATTGATTTTTTAGTTATAATAGTAGAAAATAATATAGTTTCTATTTATTATAAGAATGCAAAAACACAGGATTTCAACAAATTTAGGTAAGGATCAAAAGATAAACGTTGAATTGAAACAAGATTTCGACGTGCTTGAGATTTTATCCCTAAAATTTTCACAAGAACAGATTTACACATCAGGTTGTGCGGATTATGGTGTTATTTGCGGTAGGGTAACAGCAAATAATGGTTTTGGCTTAGGCAACGCTAGAGTCTCTATTTTTGTGCCATTAGACGACGCTGATGCTGATAATCCAGTTATCTCTGCATTATACCCATACAGAGAATATAATGACAAGAATGCTGATGGATATCGTTATAATTTATTACCATCTAGACAACAACATGGTGGTCATACAGCAACCGGAACATTTTTTGACCAAACAGATATATTACAAAGAGAGGAAGTTTTAGAAGTTTTTGAAAAATATTACAATTATACAGTAAAAACTAATGATGCTGGTGACTTTATGATTTGGGGTGTACCAATTGGTAATCACCAATTACACGTCGATATTGACCTTTCAGACATCGGTTGTTTTTCTTTGAGACCGCAAGATTTAATTAGATTAGGAAGAAGTGTTGATAATTTTAAAAATGATTACACATTTAAAGATTCAAATGACTTAGATTCATTACCACAGATTGTTTCGTTTGACAGAAATATTGAGGTTTATCCTTTTTGGGGTAATGAAAGCTTATGTGAAATAGCAATTACAAGAGCAGATTTTGACACATCTGATTTAGGTATTAGAATACAACCAAATGCATATGTAATTGGTGGTATCTATACCGATAGTGGTAAAAATGCAATTAACAAGAATTGTACACCAAAAGCTAAAATGGGTAGAAAATGTGACTTAACTGCAAAATCAGGTAAGATTGAAGCAATACGATTTACGCCGCATAGAGATGAAAATAGTAGACCATATTTACAATATCTTCCACTTGACGAAAGCATAGGAGACGACGGCGGTTTTGTTTTACCATTACCAATGAATATGGATTATGTTGTAACTAATGAGTTTGGTGAAAACGAAATTACAAATGACCCAAATAAAGGTATACCAACATCAGGTTGTTACCGTCTAAGAATTGATTTAAACGATAATGATTTATCAAGGGCAAGATTAAATGCGGATTATTTAATACCAAATATTAGAGAGTATCAAAACGATATTGATAGTTCATATTATTTCGGTACAGAATGGAGTGGTTATCCACAAAATGCTGTTAGTACTAATTCTGATTACGGAATTTTGTATAACCAAAATGGAGAATTTTATCCACGAGATTATTTTTATAGATTTAATTATAATAAAGTTTATACTGTATCATCTTTACAATCTTCATATGTTAATAATGGTGTAATTGGAAAAAATCAATATCTAGGATTGAAAGAATTGGTTCCGAGTGAAGAAGAGGATTGTAGCGAAAACGTAACACCACCAGTAAACTTTGGAACTAAAAATTATACGTTTACATTATTAATTGCTGATTTTTTATTGGCTTTAGATTACATAATTAAATGGGTGGTACTTCAGGCGTTAAATTTTTTAGTAAAAGATGTTTTAGGTCCGCTTGGTGAAATTATAATTGATCTCGGAGGAGGACGAGGAATAAGAAGAGCGGCAAGTTTATTACAAATTAACAATACAACTAAATTAAGTTTAGTTAATTATCCAGAATGTGAAGAATGTTCAGCTGAGGACATAACGGTTGGGGGTGGTGGTGATACAGCACCTTTAGTTAATTGTAAAGTGGCAGAAATTAGATTAACGGGAATTACAACAAACGCTTACGATAGAATCATAACATTAGGTAATAGTATCGATAACATAACAGGAACAACAAGTAATTCGTATTGTATTAGTCAAGGTGCAACAGCCGTTAATGATTTTTCAGAATTAACGAGTGACCAAACTCAGTATGCAATTCAATATGGTGATAGAATAATGTTCCTTGACCCTTCATTAGGCGGTTCATATATCTATGAAGAAGATGGTGTTTTTAAATTAAATGATAGAGATTTTATTTTTAATCAAAATATTGGATACCTTGTTAATGTTAGAAAAATTGGTGTATTTGAAACCGAACCATCAATATCAGGAGCAACTGAATCAGGCTGTGAATTATATGACACATTATATGACGAGTCATTAGCAACAGGTTATTTTGTAACTTCAGGTAATACGAGAGTATATAAACCAACATTTTTAGCGGGATATAATGTAGAATCAACATTAATTTCTGGTAACGCAACAGGCGTAACAGGAAACGCTCCATATGGTCCACCAATTAATGGATTAGCACAATGTAGAGATATGGAAAGTGAAGTTTTTTATTTACATACTGCAACACCAAGTAAAAGAAGTGAATTTTCAAATGGAGTTTTCTACATTGTACCGGGCACACAATCATCAGCAAGATTAACTGGAATTTTAAAAGAATATTATAGAAGGAAGAGAGTTGGTAAAATGTTTTGTGGTGGAATTGTTAATTATAGTTTCATTGATAACTGGTTATCAGGCTCATTATATTTCTTTCAATTCAAAGCAAAAAATGTAACCAGTGGAATAGAGACAGCAATCAAATATTGTAGAAATGTTGTTAGATATGTTGTAGAACAAAATAGATTTTATTATCGTTCTGCATTTAGTAGTAGTGATGGCTTAACATTTACAAGACAAAATAATATACTTGGATTTCCAACAACTTTTGTTGATTTGGGTCCAAGAGATGAATTTATAAAAGAAATTTGTGTTGATAAAAACTTAGACCCAAATTGTTCTGTATCACGTTCTATTGGTGCCACATCATTTAAAAGTTTTGGTGAACTAATGGGTTTAGCAATTAACTATAGAATGGACACAAGTAATAATACATTCACAATAAACAATTATTTTGATAATGCTGGTTTCTCTTCTCAAAATTATGATAATGTTTTAGATGGTGATTTATTACAAATAATATCAATTAACAACGAGGCGGGAATTGAAGAGTTTGATTTACAAAACCCAAAATATATTGGTTATTCTTATCAAATATTAGATCCAGATTTATATCCACAAGTTTTTAAAAAGGATAATTATTGGGGGCCATTACCTGTTACCATGGAATTAGATGAAGATGGTTTTAGAATTAGAACATGTTTGAATGAACCAGGTAGATTAACTGAAGCATCACAAAAAGTACCATTTTATTTATGGGATAAAAAAGGAACTGGTTTTGGTGGCACAAGTGAAATAACATCGGACAATCAATCATGGGATTATAGTTCAGTTGAAGTACAACCATTACAAGGAATGACGTATGGTTACACATTGAGTGGTAGCCCAAACAACGAAACAGACCAATATATTTTATTACCAATAACAAATACATTTAGTGGTTTAACAATTTCAGGAATGAATTTAACTAATGCTATTGAGTTTGATGCTATCATACCATCTAGTATGTCATATACAGATTATAACTCACAATATCCCGGCTTTACTGTTTTAAAAAGTTCATCAAGTGAAGTTATAAATCCAACTAGCGGTACGTTATATATTCGTTATGGTGCTGCAGGAACTTGGCAAACAATATCTTGGAATACAGGTGTTGATTTTATATTACCAAAAAGAGAGGATTATTATAATGGTACAAAACAAATACTTTCTACACCATTTCAATTTTATTTTGGACTGAAAGCCGGAAAAACCGGGCTTGATAAATTTATGGACCAGTTTGGACCAAAAGGAGCATTTCCACCAGTTAATTAATGGAACAGAAAAAAATTATATTACCAAGTAAAAGATACTTTAAAGCACCCGATGAGGATGTTAATTTAAATTTAAATTTAGATAACGATAATAAATTACTTCGACAAGGTGATATGGATGTTGTTTTAAATTTAAATGAATTATTTGATAAAGAAAGAAATCAGTCAAATCAATATAAAATTTACGGAAAAATAAAAATGGTATTTCGTAATTTATATTCTGGTTCAACAACATACACACCATTCAAAAAAAATCTTTATTTAGTTGATGATGGAACACTTTTAAACAATTCAGGTTATGTCCCATATAATGAGTTTGCATTAATGAGAAACGATGTCGTTAGAGAAGTTAATATACCAACCAGTGGTTCATCTATTACAACATACCAAACTAACGTACAGACAACAGGATATACCGGACATACTAGCATAACATCAATTGATGCACCATATCATAATTGGAATTTATATCTAAGTTATGTTTATACTGGTGATACACAATACCCAATTGTTTATAGTTTAAGTGGTGGAACATCATATTCATTTGTAGCTCAAGATGGCATCCCATTTAGGGTTGAAGATATGGACCCATATTATGTATTAACATCACCTGTAGAGCATGGTATGAATCAAGGGGAATATATAATATTAAGTGGTGGCACATTAAATGGTACAGCGTTAGAAAAAAACACAATTTATATTGATAGTATTGGAAACGAAATATATGATTCAGAAAAATACGTAATTAACTTATTAAAAAGTGAATTCACTTCAGGTTTTACATTAAGTGGCGTAACGTTTTTAACAGGTAAAAGATGTTTAAATATTAAAAATATCACAGGTACAACATCACAATATTATGTACATAAACATAAAACATTAACAACACAATCCGATTATATTTTAGATAAAATTGGTTTTGAAAAATCTTTATTCAGAGATGAAAAAAAAGTGCTATATCAAAATCTTTTAGGTGAAGAAGATTTTATTGTTGAAAGAAATAGAATGGAATCAGTTTTATTTGATTTTAAAAAATCATTAATACTTACGGGTATAACAAATAATTTAGGATATACACCAACGGAAGTATATGCAACTATTTTACTAAGAAATGGAAATGGGTTTTTTACATACCCACCTAAAGTCGGTTTTAAATTTAATTTCCATAATGATTGGATAGACCAAATGTTTACTGATTCAACTGAAACAGCGATACCAACTGGTACGACATTTACAAGTAATTCTAATGTAACAGGATTTACATCAG